TTATGACCGGATTGACTGTCCAGTCAATTCCGGATTCAGTGTCCAGTTAAAACCGGATTGGGTGTCCAGTTTACTCCGGATTTTGCACGTGATGTGGTTTCCTTCGAAGATGTCCCCGCGGTTGTTGGTTATCTGGCCGCCTTGCAAGTCCAAGGTGTATCCCGCATAGCAGTTCTGGAGGGTGTTCCCCTTGATTTTGTTCACGAGGGAGACGCTTGAAGTTGCCCACGCGTCGGTGTTGATGCCATGGTTGCAGTTGCTTATGTTGTTGCTTGACACTTCGCAGTACTTCGCCCCGGAGAGCCATATGCCCGCCCCTGCGATGCCAAGAGTTCCGCAGTTGAGAATCACGTTGTCCTTCACTTTGCAGTAGTCCGCCTCGTAGAGGACGACAGCGGCACCGTAGGTTCCCGGCAAGGCTGTAGTGGATCCGGAGCCGGAACCTTCGAGCTTCATGCTACGAATCTCCACGTAGTCCGCAGTGACATGGAATAGGTTCGTGTTGGCCGTCAACATCTTCACGTGGGACTTCAAGCCGCCACCGAAAATCACCTGGCCGATGGTGCCCACGGTCAAGGTTGCGGTTATCTTGTAGTAGCTCGCAGAGGGAGGGACGAACACATTCTTGCCGGTAGCGATTGCGTTGGAGAAAGCCGCGGTGTCATCCGTGGAGCCATCACCCACCGCTCCATAAGCCCGCACGTCAACCCAGAAGCCTGCTTTGATTTTCATGTCGGCCACGCCGAGCGTCCTTGTGTAGTCGGCTAGAGTCGCAACATGAGTACCCAGAGCCGTATCGGAGTAGCTTTGTGCGGCGGTCTTCTGGTCGTCCACGTACTTTTTCGTGGCCGCATCCTGATTGGCCGTAGGGTCTGTCACGTTGATTACCTTGTGGCTGGACGCATTGAAGCCACCACCTTCGAGAGGCATTTCGTTTGCTGTGAGCCTATCGTCGAGATAGTATTTCGTCACAGCATCCTGAGCGTTTACAGGGTTAGCCACATCGCCGATACGTTTGCTTTCTGCAGTAAAGACACCCGCCACCTCACGCAACACCTCGCTGGTGAAGCGGTCGTCGACATATCCCTTGGTGGCCGCGTCGGTCGCCACTGTGGGAGTCGCCACGTTCTTCAGGACACGGCTCAAGGCATCCCACGTGTCGTCCGAGTCCACCTGCATGGTCTTCTCGATAAGCTCCTGTCCGATGTAGAACAGCTGGTCGGAGTCGAGGTCGAGGTTGCCCCCGGTCAGGATGGAGTCGTTGGTGAAGTCCACCTTACGGGCACTATGGGCGGTGAAACGCTTGAGGAGCACCACCACGCCCACCGCCGGTGCGGCGTTCATACGGATGGTCGTGGAGTTGAGCCAAGTGAACGCCGAGGACTCCACGCCGCCCAGGTACACTTTGACATCGGCCATGTCAAGGTACGGGAAGGTCACCGAGAAGTTCTGGTTGCTGCCGTTGCCAGTGTACGATACATGGGTATAGGCCAAGTTCTATCTCCTTGTTTTAGAAATGAAAAAGCCCCACGGAGGGTGTCTCCATAGGGCTTCTTTAGAGTTGTCGTTATTTTGTTATTGTTAAGCTACTCGATGCTGTTCATGTCGAATGTCTTGGCACCCTTCCTGCGAGACTTCCTGTCGAGGATGTCCACGTAGTTCAAGTCTTCCGAACCTTCGACCGAGGCGTTCTCCTCGCTCTCCTTGATGGCCATTATCCTGTCGGTTATCTCGGGGTGCCTGTCGAGGAACACGCCCTTCGCTTCTAAGGAGAGCGACCTATAGGCGGACGAGAATGCCTCCCTGATTTCGTCCTCGGAGTAGTAGTGCGCCTCCGCGGCGATTGCGTTCAGTTCGTCCTCCATGTGAAGCTCCGAGTCCCTGATTTCGAGGAACTCGTCGTACTGCTCCTGCGTGAGCTTCACGCCGTCTATCTTTGAAGGGGGCACGTTGGGTGTCATCCCAAGCTCCGCCATGAGCTTCACTGCCGGCCTGTCGCCGGCCTCCGTGCGCACCTGCAAGGGGAGCCACGGGGAGAGCCTCTGGTTCAGCACAGGCTTGCCCGTGAAGTCACGCTTAACAGTCATGAGCTGAGTGGCGTAGGTGTTCTTGAAGTAGTCGTCCCATTCCTTCAGGTCGCGTATGTAGGGGTCGAGGCCGGCGTTGATGTTGCGAGCCAGCGACGAGTAGGGAAGGTACTGCGAGGCCATGTTCATCATGAGCCTCTTGCCCTGCGTGAGCTTCTCCTCCGCCGTCATGATGTCGTAGAGGTCGCTCAGACCCTTCAGCATCGACTGCGAGGCGGCTGTGGACGCGAGGGAGGCGAAGAAAGCACCTGCCCAGTCAAGCGCGGGGTTTTCCGTCTGTTCAGACCTGTGGAGCGTCTGCACGAAGTCGGCGGAAAGTCCCAAGACCATGCCGATAGGAGCGAACTTGCGGTAGTCGTACCAGGTATCCCCTATCTTGATGGAATACTCCGGGATGCCTGCCGCACGCATCACCTCGCGTTCGTCCCTGGTGAATCCGCCAGTGACCCTGCCTATGGAGGTGAGAGCGGCCACTACGGTCACGAGGGAGCTTCCAACGATAGTCCTTCCTAGCATCTTCGCCTGCTCGAACTCGCCATAACCACCGGTGACGGCCTTACGCCACTTGGAGGACACAGGGGCGGCTGGGGAATACTGTACAGCTCTCCCCAACAGGATGACGGGTGTCTTGAAGAACGGCGTGGCAAGGAACCTCGCCAGCGGAGAAGTGGCCACCGGAGCGGCCTTGCGCCAAATACCAAGAAGTTCCCCTTTATATGTCGAATCCTCGGCGACCTGCTGTGCCCTCGCGAGGATGCCCTCAATGCGGTCGACCTCCACGGCGAGCTTCTCCGGGGTGTCAATGGCCTCAGGGGAGAACGCCTTCTGCCACTCAGGGTCTCCTGAGAGTCTCCTGTTCACGATGCTCTTCAGCTCGGCCAGTGCGTTCTCGGCGGACTCCTTGGGAACCTTCATGGCCTCCCTGAAGATTTCACCCTCCAGAGCGGCGGCGTGTTCCATCTTCTCGCCCACCGTGTCGGCCATCTGCTGAAGACCGAAGGCGGAGAGCCTACCGCCCGACCCCACGCCGTCCATTACGTTCTTGATGAGGTCTTCGATGGTGCCGTCGCCCTGCTTTAAGGCCTTGCCACCACCACGGGCAATCCCAGAGATGATTTTCCTCATCGCGGGGTTCGACATGATGTACTCCGAGGTTATGAACCTCTGCCCCTCGAACTCCGAGAGCTTCCCGGCGAGAGACTCCTTCGTGATGCCCTTTTCGAGCGAGGAGAGGAACTCCACGAAGGACTTGTCGGCGAACTCCTTGGGGATGTCCACCCCGACCAGCTCCTTCATAGGGCTTTCGATGATGCGCTTAATGGTGGAGGCCTTCGCCGCCAGGCGTATCTGCACCTCCTTGAAGGTGATGGGGGCGGCGGTGGATCCGAGCTTCCTGAGCGTCCAACTGACGGGCACGGAGGCCGCCTCAGATAGAGCCTCGAAGGGCAAGGTCTTCCAATAGCCCGCGATGTTCGCGAACAGCGTGACCTGGTTCGCCAGCATGTTGATGTATCGGTATTCCCCAAGGATATTCAGGAACCAATTGCCGTCCTGCGCCTTCTTGACGGCCTTGACCTTGTCGGCCAGCGATTTGGCCTCCTTCAGCTCCTTGGCGACATCCTTCCAGTTCTTCTCGCTGGAGAGCTTGTCGATAAAGTATTGAGCCTTGAGCGGGTCTTTGGCGTACAGCTCGGAGAGGTTCGGCATGTCCCCGTGGATATCGAAGTCGAACTTCTTGCCTGACACGCTGTTCCTGAATGCTGTGACAGCCCGTGCGGTGTTTGCCCTTGAGCCTTCGAACAACGCCCGCATTTCATAGAACTCCTTGTAGAAGTCAAAGAACTGGGCGGCATCCTCATGGGAACCTGTGGTCTGCCATTTTTCAAGGAGCATCGTGAGGTTGTCCGTGCCCGACTCGATAAGTTTCCTGCCAGTCTGGAGGAGCCGCGCGATGTCCTGCGTCCTTGCGTTCACCCCACGGAACCACTGGGTCATCATGCCAGTATCGCCATAGAACTGCTCGTGCATGGCGGTGACTTCAGCATCGCTCTGCTTGTCGATGGTGGCTAACTTCACACGCTTACCGCCCGCATCAAGCCTTCCCGGCGTGCCCAGCTCGTCGAGGAGCATGACTGCCCTGAGGTGTTGTCCTTCCTGATTGGCGAGCCTGTCGAGGTTCGTGGTGATGGTCTCGATGACGGCACCCTCGTCCACACCGCCGAACTTCTCCCGTGTGAACTGCTGGAGGAGTTGCCGTGTGTCCTCTTCCAGCTTGTCAGCCTTGAGGTTTCTCACAGGGGTCTTCGACTCCAGGCCGAACTCGTATTTCAGCTCGGGGTGTCTCGCAAGCTCCCCGTCGGACACGGAGATGCCGCTCTCAAGGCGTCTCCTGAGGTATTCAGCCTCCTCCTGGAGGTACTTGCCGTTCCCAAGGTGTTCCCCGGTGTTCCCCTCCATGTAATCGAGGGAGTCGGCCATCTTCCTTTCAGAAGCACCTTCAGCCTCCGCCCCGAAAGCGGGCTTCTTGCCGTCCAGCCAGAAGTTTATCTTGTCCTGCCACTCCTTGTGTTTCGCGTCAGCCTTCCCTGCGAGACCCGCGAGTCCCTCGGCGTCGGCCATGTGTTCGTCATGGAGTCCCTGAAGGTCTTCCTGCACCTTCGCGGCGTCGTCCAAGGCGTTCTTCGAGTTCTCGGCGAGACCTTCGAGGCTTCCACCGTTCCGCTTCACCAGCTCGACAGATGACTGCTTAGCCCACGCCTCGGCCTCAGCGTCGGAACCGAAAGCCTTCTTGCTCTTGGCCCACGCTATGAGGTCGCCCTGCAAGTCCTGCATGGAGTCGTACTTCAGGTTGCCCCTGCCGCCGAGAAGCGACATGGTGGCTTGGGAGAGCTTGATGATGCCCTCTCCGCCCATGTGGAAGACGGCACCTATGGCGGCACCCTCAGCGAACTTGCCAGTGAGGGACTCACCCTCGTCACGGGGTTCTGCGGCTATGCCTATGCCACCTATGGTAGCGGCGTTGCCCACCCTTCCGGCGAACCCTTTGACCTTGCCGGCCGCTTCGAGCTTGGACACGAGGGGTTGAGTCCACTTGGTGACCGCACCCCCGATTTTCGCCCAAGGAGCGAAGGAGCCACCAAACTCGCCCACGTTGTAGGCGGCGTTGGACTCCACAGCCCAATCGTCGGCAGTGGGGAGGACTTCCTTGATGAAGGTGTCCTTGTTGTACTTCAGCTTCGTTTTAATGTTGGTGAAAGGGACGCCAAGGGTGCCCTCCTTGAGGTTGAGAGCGTTCAAGGTGACACCCGAGGCGATGCCAGCGGTGGTGTTCAGCACGTTAGCAGCGATGTTGGCCGGCTTGAAGCGTGCCAAGGTCTGCTTGAGCTTTCCGGCCTGCGCAAGCTCAGAGTTCTTCTGCATCTGCTCGTTGGTGGGAACACGGGTTTTGGCCAACTTTCTGTCAACCGAAGCCTTGGTTTGCAGGTAGGAGTAGTAGTCCACGGCCTGGGCGTTTGAGAGTTCCTGTCCCTGTTGCCGATAGGCATCCTGGGCGCCAGCAATATCAAAAAAACCTTCCTTTTGAAGGAAACCAGCTATCTGTTCGTCAGTCACACCTGCCATCCGTGCTGCGACGACATCAAGTATTTCAGCCAAATGCGTTCTCCTTGTTTTATTCGATTCTCTTCACGAACTGTCTGAGGTCTATTCCGCCTTTGGGCAGTGGCGCACCACCTCTCGGTACGGGAGGGACATAACCCCTCGGATACCCCCCGCCACCTTGAGGCACGGGCACGGGAGCCGCCACCCTGCGTATGTCCCCAGTACCCTGCGAGGACATCTGGGTGCTGCCATACTGGTTGGCCTTGGTGAGCTTCGTGAACCTGTCGGTCAGCTCCACGTGCTTCTGCACGATTTCCTCGTCGGAGGGTGTCTTCCCAGCTCGATCCAGCCTGTTGTACCAGTCGATGAAGGCCTTGGAGGCTATGCGCCCGTTGAGCTTGCCCAGGGAGGCCTTACCACCGAAGAACTTCGTACCACCAAGCTTCTCAAGGTCGTCCACGAGTCCACCCAGCCATTCCTGACGTTCCTTCCCGGGCTTGTTCCCGAAAGCGTCCTTGCCACCGCTCCCATCGTTCCTTCTCGCGTCAGCCTCGGCGTGCTCCTGTTGCAACATGATTTCGCCCGTGTACTTCGAGTAGTCGTTCTGGCTCAGCTGGTTCGCGTACTTCGAGAGCAGCCTCGTGTTCAACTTGCGGGTGACACGCGCCGCCTCCAGTGCGTACAAGGCCTCATCGGTCGACTCCCTGTCCTTGCCCACCATTGCATCGGCGACCTTACTGTCGAACGAGTTTACGAACGCAGGGTCGGACGATAGGGTGCCATCCTTGACCAGCTCTCTGAGGCGTATGGAAAGTTGTGATAATCTGCCCTTGTCGTTGTTGCGTACGGCATCATTATAGTCGAGCCACAGGGCGGACTGCGTGGTGTCCTGAAGCTTCTTCTGCGCCATCGCCTCCGTCTCGCCAATGTTCCTCATGCGGGATTCCTTTTGAGCCTGAGCCGCCTGGATCCACTTGCGGGTCTCGTCAGGCTCAAGGTCTATCTCACGCTGTCCCGCCTTGTTCTGCAGGCTTGTGTAGCCCATGAGTTCGGGCATGCCGAGCATGACGGCCTTGACACCCATCTGTTCCCGATAGAGCTTGGCGAGCTTTGAGCGCGACACATTGATACCTTGAGTCTTGGCCTCCGCGACCAGCTCCTCGAAGCCGTCCAAGCCAGCCTGAGCCATCTTGCCAGCCAACACCTCATATTCAGCCTTAGTCTTCAGGCTCTCCTCGAAGGCGTGGAACTTCTTGTAGACGAGAAGGGGGTCTTTGAGGTCGGCCTCGGTGGAGCCTAAGACTCCTGTGAGTGCCTTGCCCTCAATCTTGGTGCCCATGAGCGTGCCCATGGTGGCATCGTCCTTCTCTTCCTTCAGCTTCTGCTGGTGCTCGAAATACCTGTCCGCCATCTGCGCTTCGAGAGGAAGGGCGTTCTTGAAGAAGCCCCTCGCGTACGCCTTGGACTTGTCCTTCAAGAAGCTCTGGGCGAACGCCGACTTCGCCTCCGTGTATTCCTTCCGGGGGAGGTGCTTGTTGTCCTCATGGAACTGGGCGAGCTTCTCCCGGTACACGGTGTTAGCGTCGGTCTGTCCCTGGATGTTCTCCCAGCCACCCACGTAGGAGGCCGATTCGCCCCCTTCGAGCTTCTTCCCCGCGAGAGCGTCGAGACCACCCTGCTCCTCGTCGTTCTTCGCCTTGAGTTCGGCTGCGGTGGAGAAACTCTGCACGGTCTGGTTGACGTTCCTCAAGGCCTCGGCGAGCTGCATCTCCTTGGAGCCTTCATAGGGTGCCACGAAAGGGTCGGTTGGTCTCGCGGCCACCTCGGCGTTCGGGGTGTACCTGAAGAGTTCCTTCACGTCCTTGTGCTGCTGTTCGTTCTGCTGTATCTGAAGCTGTCTCATTAAGTTCCCTCACGCCATTTCTTGATGCCGGAGCCTAAAGCGTAGCCCCGCACGGCTCCATCGGCACCGCTCATGCCAATCTGGAGGCCTGCGGCGAGGGCACCCACCTTCCGGGCGTTAGCCTCGTTGATTCTCCCTTGGGCGTTCGCCCTCACGCTCGCCATGTCACGCTTCGTCTGGTTGATACCGCTCTCGCGGTTGTACTCGATGATGTTCTGGTCGTACTCGGCTTGGAACATCGAGTCGTGGAGCTGCCGCAAGGGGAGCAGGCCAGCCAATCCAGATTCCCCGGTGGCCACCCTGATGTTAGCCGCCTCGCGTTCAGCCTGACGCTCCCGCTCGAAGGTGGCCTGTTGCGCCTCCACGTTCTGTTGGTATTGCCTGTCCGCAAGTGCGGCGTAGTCAGCCTGAGCCGCCGCCGTAGCCGCTTCTTCCTGAGCGTCCGCCTGTTTGTTCTGGCCGATGACGGTCATCGCGGTGGATGCCATGGAGGCAATCGCCATGCCCACCATGGCCTCTGTTACGCCACACATATGTTGTTCTCCTTATTGATGGAATAGGTAGAAGGGCACCTTGTAGTAAGGCTCCCCGAACACGATGTCTTCCCGTATGGCGAACCCCAAGGACTTCAGCCAGCGATGGCTCGCTGTGTTTCTTGAGTCCACGCAGTTGGCCAGCGTCCCGTAGTGCTCCTTCCAGTTCTTGACCAGTCCTCTGGCCGTCCTGCAAAGCTCAACGGCGTGCCTGTAGATTTCGTCCGTGGCGACCATCCACGGGATGCCATAGAGTTCCCCCTGAGCCACCCCGAAGATGCCAATTATCCTGTCCTTGGGTTGTATCACGTAGATTTCGTTCGATTGCTCGATGGAGGCGGTGAGTGCCTCTCGCACGGTCTCGTAGCCGGACGCTTGAAGCTCGTTCATGTCCGACTGGCGAAGCCTAAGCGAGAGACACTCATCCCTGTCCTCTTCTTTGTAAGACCAAAAACTCATACGCTCCTTGACCTGCTCGTGAACGATGCCTCCCAAGAGCCATGAGAGAACGCCACGGGCATGTAGCTGCCAGTTATGATTTCTACTTTCGTCCCCCGGGCGTTGGCGAAGATGGGGAACGAACGCACCACGGTGTCCAGATAGGGTTCGCCGATGGTGGCCAAGCCCGTCACCACGCCTGAATACTCGGTGGTCATCGTGCTCCTGCCCCTCGGGGTGACCTCCACTCGGAACTGGTTGGTGTCCCTGTAGGAGAGCTTCAAGTTCCTCACCTGGAGCCTCCCTTGCAGGACATCCACCGTCGTGTTTGGAGCGTCCATGCGGCACTCGCTGAGCTGAACCTTCGAGGTTATCCAGTAGCCGATGTAGCAGGCCACCGAGGAGTGGTTCCCCGCGGCGGACACGGTGGATGCCGAAGGCCTGCTCGTGGGCAGAACCTCGCTCCCACTGTCGCTCTTCACGACCGCAAGGGATGTTTCCACCACAACATCGTAGGGGAGAGTCCATGTGGTGGTTTTGGCGTTGCTGTCATAAACGCCGGTCACCGAACAGACCCTGTCGAGGTGTATACGGAAATTGAGGTCGCCGGAGCTGCGCTCGTCGAGGAACATCTGCTCAAGCGAATACTCCGAGCCTCTTCGCAATATCAAAAACAGTTGATTGTCCAACGTCTCGGCGTAGAGCACCGTGCCGTCGAACGTCCATTTGTGCCATGCAGACTGGACCTTCTGGTCGCCCTGCCACAGGGAGTTGTAGACGAACAGCATGCCGGGGGTATCATCCGACAGGGCCATGAGCATCTCCAGCCCCGCACTCGCCGTGAGGTTGTACACCTGGTCGGGGATGAGGTACGGACAGTGGGCGGTCACGTCGGCCGCGTCGTTGACGAGGCTCTGGGGTGACACGAAGTATTCCCTGATGGCGGAGTAATGGCCTCTCGGCTGCACGAAATAAACATTGGCACCGGAACCCACGGGCTTGCACCCGGGGATGGTCTCGAACCTCGTGGTAATCGTGCAGTTCACCGTCTTCGGTGTCAGCGGGTTCTCCCCCGAGCCGAGGATGAACTGGGTCTGGTCGGAGAAGAGCAGCAGGTTCTTGTCGAACGCCACGGCGTGCCTCAGGATTGACACCTGCTCGGAACTCGTGGCGAGGTCTATGGGGTCGTCGTCCAAAATGTCCATGACAGTCCCGGGGAAGAAGTTGAAGAAGTCCCCCGACTTGGAAAGCACGCAGTTCTCCCCCGAGAGGAAGCCCAGACGGTTCCTGAACATGAACACGTCGGTGATGTAGCCGTTGACGAACGAGGGGACGCAGGCGGTGTTCTCGTCGCCTACCTTGCGGTCTTCCCAGATGATGGGCGCGAAGGTGAACTCCCCGGTTGCAGTACGCACGAGCCGGTGGGGCATTGTGTCCTCGTCGTAGGCGTTGTCCAAGCCCGGCTTGAAGGTCTCCTTCCATACACCATTGGTCGCCCCGGTGTCGCTGCCGTACTGGAGGAAATAATTGCCGGCCTGCTTGCCGTCCTCGCCGACCACCTCGATGACGAAGCCCTCGGGTGCCACCGGAGGTAAATCGCTCATCTTCTGAGCCTTCCCCTTGGTCGTCAGCAAGGCCTGATTGTCCCACGAGTCGGAGACGGAGAGCTGGAAGTCGACATCGTCGTTGCGCTCGATGAAGATGGTATTCTTGCCACCCACGAAGGACACGCTCCAAGGGTTGGTGCCCGAGGGTGCCGTGATGGTGGACTTGTTGTGGCCGTTGATGGTGTAGGTGAAGGTCGAACTGCCAAGCTTCCTCAGCCTGACATCGTCCCCTATCCTCTCGGCCAGCCATATGTTCTGGTTGAGGTGTTCCTTCAGTTCGGCCAGCAGGTTGTTCATTGTCGGGTCGAGGGCGAACTGTAGCTCCCCTCCGCCGATGTCGTTGAACACGTACGGGACGTTGCAGACGGTCGTCCCCTCGATGATGACCTCGAAGTAATTTCCGCTTTCGTTCTCGTCCGGTTCCACAGGCGCGCCGAAGGTCAGGAATGCGGTGCCGGAGAGGTTAGCCACGAGGTCGAGGTAGAGGTCTGCCGCTATGGTGGTGGTCCTCTCGCCCGTCTCAGGGGTCGTGTAGGATGCCTTGATAACACCGTCCACGAACACCCGGTAGTCGCACGCGTTGACCGCCCGTGCCACGTGGATGATTCCCTTCGGCCTCTGGAGTGTCGTGGGGGAGCCGCTCATGGCGCACTGGACAGCGGAGTTGGCCACGATGGTGTAGTCCGCTATGGTGCACATGGAGAGCACGTCGCGTGGGTTGGCGTTGGCAAGGTATGCCTTGACGGCCGCGTCCTCGGTGAACGTGAGGTCTGAGGCCAGCCGGCCGTACCTCATGGTCATCTTGTTGCCGTCGAGGTCGTACACGTCGAGCGGGTCTTCAGCGTCCCCAGAGGCCACAACGATGTATCGCTCGGTGATGTCCCTGTTTATCGTGTGTATCAATGGTTTCGCATTAGGTGCCGTGATGTCCAGGTTCGCCACGAACTCCGTGGGAGGCCTGCGGACGAGACCCTCGGCGATGCCAGGGAGCCAGTTCTCCATGTCCTCCATCTGTGTGTCCTGGCGGAGACCGGGAGGCTGTTGGCTAATCCCGTTGTAGAATCCGGGGATGGGCTTGTTAATCAACATGTTAGCGTCCCCTCGGATTGGTCGTCCTGGAGACCACTCTGGACACGTCCTGGCTGTCGAATATAGAGTAGCGCCCGGTGTCTATCTCGTTCTCCCTGAAGATGAGAAAGGCCTCCTGTTCGTCGCGTTCCGTGAGACTCGCCAAGGTGTCGCTCCCCAGGACTTTCGTTATGAAAATCCTCGCCGCCCTGATGGTCACGTACTCGCGGACGCACTGGGGAAGCTCATCGAATGAGAGGAACCACGTGATGTCGCACTCCTGTGCCTCAGTGAACACGTAGGTGTGATTCGCCTTGTCGTACAGCTTGGAGCCTCGCATGACGGAATCCGAGGAGGTCACGTCGAGCTTGATGACGTTCGGTGGCACGTTGACGTTGCCGTTCACGTCCACGGCCAGCTCGTAGCCGGACTCAGTGTTGCAGTTGAGACCCTGAGACTGAATCTTTCTGGAGACTTCATGAAGGGTGTTCTGAGCGATTGATGCCTCGGAGATACCGCTTGTGTCCAAGCTATTCACAGGCTGTTCTCCGATATAAGAGAGCAGAACATTGACGGCTTCTAACTCTGTGGTAGGTACGAGCGGAAGAGACATTAAATTTGTAGCTCCTTGATTTTATAAAGTTTTTATGCAAAAAAGGGGACTCACGGTTTTACCCATGAGTCCCCTTCAGGTTTTACTTTAGGCTGCTATTAAGCCGGCAGGTCGGAGACCAGCGAGATGGCCGCCTCAGGCATGAGGCACCCCATGCCGACCGCGTATCTGGCGACAGTGAGCGAACCCTGTCTCCGGATGTCGTAAGCCGCCTGCACCTGCAGATCCATCAGTTTCACAACGCCGACGGCCTCGGGAACCCAGACGCACCCGACGGTGAACTGGTTTGCGCCGCCGTGCTTGGTGTCGGTGCCGGAGGTGTCCGTCTTCGGAATCTGGTTGGATTTGAGGATGGTGATACCGGCGATTTTCAGCACAGTACCGTCAGAGTACGCACCCTGCCCGCCCCACTGCTTGTTGATGTTGTCGGTGTCGGAGGCCAGAGCGTAATAATCGGCCGGAGAGAAAGCCGCATAGCGGGACTCCGAGTCGACCTCGTGCTCGTCCAGAGCGGTGGCCGCGTCGAACAGACCTTTGGCGAGAGCCGCCTGCTTGGTGGCCAGAGTCGCAGACGCGAAGTCGGCGTTCTCAAGGACAGTTCCGCCGTCCCCGCCGGTGATGGTGGAGGCTGCGCGGGAAGCCTTGAGGATTTCCTTGAAGATGTTCACGTCCATTTCGTTCGACAGCTTTGCGCCCAGAGCTTTCGCATACGGAGCACGAGCGTCGAAGTGGCTCATGGCAGCGTCGATGTCGGCGATGAACACCGAGGACAGCAAGAGCCCGTCGATGGCCACGACCTTCTCGTTCTGGAGGGTCGCCTGCCCGACGATTTCCGCGCCAGGGGTGTGATAGGCGGCGGAGACCTGACGAGTGCCCAGCACGGGGAACTGAGCCGATTTACCATTGGAGATGGTTTTGACCTGAACCTTGTCCAGGGTGGTGTTTTTGCGAGCGAACTGGGTCAGAACCTCGCCAGCGAAGATTTTGAGGTACAGGGCATCGGTGTCGTTGGCTCCGTTGATCTGACCGAGATTTGCTACAGTGGCATCAGCCATGGTGATTCTCCTTTAGTCGTTGTGTGTTAAGTGTTTGAAGTTTCAGTGGAATTACCTAACGCACACTTCGAGTCTCACTAAAGGTGTCCTTCCCTTCATCTGCCTCAGCGGAATCCGTTCAGGGGCTTTCGTTCGTCTTTCTGTGTACAAAAAGACCCCCAAAGGATTTCTCTCTTGGGGGTCTCTCAAAGATGGTGGAGCGAGCAGGACTTGAACCTACATGCCGAAGCCACGGGGTTACAGCCCGTTGCCTTACCATTAGACAATCACTCCACAATGTTCACTACATGATTTTCGAGGCCTTGATACGGGCGTAGACCTGCGCTCTGAACGCCTCGTCCTTGCCGTAGCGGGGATCGGACATGTCGGCAATCATCTGGGCACGGGACTCGTAGCCGCTCACGTGGGTCGCGTTGGTGCCGCTCAACAGCCCTTTCGGGGGCGCACCCTCCGACTTGCTGTACATGGCGTGCAACCCTTGGATTGCGAGCATGGCCTGATTGGCGTCGCCGGTGATGGCGGTGTTGAAGGCGTTGATCTGGTCGGCCGGGAGGTTCGCCTTCGCCCACTCGGTCATGGCTCGATAGTTGGCCTCACCGCCGACGCTCTCGAACACCTTGTTCTGGAACTGGGTCTGGAGAGCCTGTTGGCCGGCAATGTACGCGTCGACCATGACCTTTGGGATGCCGGCCTTTTCGAGGTCGGTGTAGGTCTTCTCTGAGAGCTGTCCGTCCTTGGCGAACTCAGCTTCGAGAGCGTTAATGTCGAGACCAGCCTTCTCCACGGCCTTCTGCGCGTCATCCGTAGACGGCGTGTTGTCGATATTGAGCTTGTTGCCCTCTGCGGGCTTTTCCTCAGGTTTGCCCTGCTTCAGCTTCGTGTATTCGCCCTGGAGGCTTTTAAAAGCTGCTTCCATGTCCTCCGGGGTCTTATACTTGCCCATGTAGAGCTTCTCGGTGTTTGTTTCGTCCTGCTTTGCGGGAGCCTTGCCATCCGCCACGTTAATCATCTGCTCATTGTGAGCCTTCTCAGTGTCCGGCGTGAGGGTGTCCTGCGAGGGGAGATTCACTTGTTCCAAAAAATGTTATCCTTTCCTGAAGGTGCCACCGCCGATATAGGTGAACCCTTGTGCTTCTCTGATTTTGATTTTGTCCTCCAAGGTCATCTCCTTGGGGGGCGTGGTCTTCTTCTCAGCCTTTTCCTTCTTCTTCTCTTCCTTGATTTTTGCCTCAAGCTCCTTCACTGCGGGAGCGTCAGGCGCCTGGTTCGCTGGTATCGCGTCCGCCATTCTGTTCCACCATTCCTTTCGCTATTTGAGTGGCCGCGCCCGTCTTAGCCAGCTCCATGCCCATCTGAGCCTGTTGCTGTTGAGCCGCCGCCCGTTGAACTTCTTCGTCGGTCTTGATGAGCCCTTCGAGGTCAAGCCCCAAGCCCATGCCAAACTTGTTGATGAAGCCATCCACACGCAGATACGTCTTGAGGACATCCGGGCCGAGAGCTGCGGAGATGCCTTGGGCGAACTGAGTGAGGTTCTGAACATCGTGCGACCTTCTGAGTGCTTCGAGTCCGGTTGTGATGAGGGGTTTGACCAGTCCTTTAGGCAGGACTGGGAGGAGTTTCTGCTTGGTAAGGGTGACCATGAGGCGTTGTACCATGGCCATCTGGAGTTCCTGAGCCAACACGGAGTAGACACCGCCGAGGGCATCCTCAAGCTCGGTGGCCATGTAGGAAATCTCGGTGGCGGTGACTCTTTCGCCGTTCCTCTGGATCGAGGAGTTCAAAAGGAACGCCTGGGAGAGACGCTGGGTTATCTCCTGAATCGTCTCAAGGGCGACCCTGAAATCGTTGTATTTTTCCAGCTGGAGCGTGGTGACATCCTGAGCGCGCCCCTCGATAAAATCGCCTGAACGGCTCTTGGAGAGCTTGTTCGCCCTTGTGGTGCCGTTCGGGTCGATGAGGAAGACGATTTTCGCTGCGGCGGCGGAGCCTTCAATGATGGCCTGAGTCAACGCTTCGAGCGAAATCAGGTCGCCTCGGTACTCTTCCACGAGTCCGCGTCCATAATCCTCTCCAGCCACGGCAGTCCACCTGAGAGCCAGCCACGGGCAAGCGTCGAAGGGATACGTCCCCTCGGTGCCCGGGATGACCTTTTCCAAGGCCTCCTGGCAGACGACCCACTGGCCGTCCACTAGCTGGACGTGGGTGTAAATCTCAACCTGCTCGTCCGGGTTTATCTCTTTCCCTTCGCTCGCCACGGCCGATTGTATTTCCGGCGGCAATACTGAGGGGTTCACCTTTTCGAGCACGATGATTTCGATGGCCTCGCCCATGGGGGAACGCTTGACGACGTACTGGTCGAGTCTGTAAGTCTTCGCTCCGCCCGCGTCGGGGAGATAAATCAAGGCGTTGCCACAGCAGACAAGGTGTTTCAAGGCCTCGAACGCCGGCACGCGAATCTTCTGGGTCTCTATGGCTTGAGCCACAGACCGTTCGATTTTGTTCAAGCCCACCTCGACCATCGTCTTGTCCTGAGGAGTCTTCGCGATTTTCAGGTACGTCGCGTCGTCCACAGCTAAGCGGAAGAAGGGCGAGTTGGGAGGCAGCAAAGCGAGGTAGAGCTTAGCCGCGAGGTTATTCACTCCACGTGCGCCCAAGGATTGGTAAGGCGTAGGCAGGTTGTCCTTGCCGGTGGAGCCGTCGGGTGGGAGCAGAGAGGGTATGGTCAGCGCGGAGCAAGCCCTGGCGCGTTCGAGGATTTCCCTCCGCTCGCCATCGAGCTTGACCCATCTGGCCTTCACCGTCTGTCCACCCTGCAATTTTTGGGCTTCGGCCATTTACTGGGGAATCCCCAATCCCGAAGTTCCCGTGGTGCCACCCACGTCGATCTGAAGTCGTTTCTTGCCGAGAGCGGCGTTGCGTCTGCTCTGGTTCTCAAGGTTCGTCTCGGCGGCCTCAATTTTCGGCAAAGGAGCCGGAGGCGGCGGAGCCTGGGGAGCGGGAGTCTTGGGCGAGCTAAAGCACATCTGGAAATAGGCCTCCGTTTTCGTCAGTTTGTTCTTTCATGGTCGAAAGGAGTCCTTCCACGAGCGCACGCTTGCCAGCGTACAGCCAGATTTCTCGCTCTGAGTCGTTGATACCTGGGCATTTGGGAGGGACGTCCTTGTTGAGCATCTCTATGAGGTCAACGCTGTACATCGGAATCTTCAATGCGGTTAATCCTTTCAAAAAAGTTTTTTCAGTTGCGGGCAGCCAGTTGTAAGCCCGCTTCACTGGAGGAGGGTCAGCCAATTGTTTGACCCTTGGGAGGAGAGCGTCGCATCGCCAACGATAACGACGTGGAAGAATCTGTCTGGCTATCCGATGGGAGAAACAAAGGATGAGAGTCAGCAGGATTTCCTTCCATACATGCGTAGGTATTCGTATTGTCTTTTCAAGGAACTATTGTAATAATAAAAGCCTATGCAAGAAGATGGAGGAGACACGTGGTTAAAAAACGATATAAAAGTAAACTGTTAGCTGCACTCCATGAAACAGTTAAAGATTTATACAACTTAGGACTCCTTGATGATGAGACTATGCGTGAATTTGAGGAGAGTTGTACGGTTCAACCTAAAGATTAAAAAAGCAGCAACGATGATTGATTGGCACACCTTTTGTAATCTTAAAGTCTTTACTATAAGTTTTACTATAAGATTTTCTATAGAAACCTTTCTCTTAAAATCTTAAAAACCTAAAGTAAAAACCTTAGTGTCAGACCCTATGGCGTGCGCAAGGGATGTTTAGCTGACATAGAGCGTGTACACGTGTTAAAAGACGCAGTCTTTATCTTTGGGGGATTTGTCCTTGAAGGTGGCCAAAAGCCTTTAAAACAGGGCTTTTTGTAGGGACAACGTATCCACTCATAGTGTTCCCATGTCCAAACATAGAGAACGCAGTTCCTTATACTGGGGGGATTTGTCCAAAACGGACGGTGGGAGCATTGCGGCGAAAGGCAGGGGCGCGGAGGGTGGCAACCCGGAGCGCACAAGGTTTTACACCCTCTTAGCCCCCCCTTTTTTCGACACTTAAAGACCGCTTTGTGCTGGATGTCATGACGTGTGTTTCATATTTTTTCTGTAGGTAAAGCAGCGCTTTATCTTCTGCAAAATTTTGAAACATGGCATACTGCAACTACCTGAAATCGGAGTCCTTCGGCGCGGGACGATAATCCCACGACAGATTCATCTTGGCGTTCACGCTTGGAATCCTCTTCATCTTTGAATCACAGCAGGGACACCGTTGAGCGTCCAGCTCAGAGTGCGGACAAATGATTTCCTCCTCGTGACCACACCTGATACAAACAATGTCAAAAATAGGCATACTTTGAGTCTCCTTCTCATTTACACGGTGAATATCCGCATTGTGGACAATAAGTACAACCAGCAGCAGGTATCATTGTGCCGCCGCAATCAGGACACTGCATCACTTTCCCCATGCCGCTTGCCTCCAGTCGTTCCTGTATGCCCTATATCCGACTACGAGAGCGCAAAAGCTAACGACAACTATCACGATTGCCGGAAAGTAGATCGGAAAGAACACCGTCCACCAAGGCACGTGACTGTAGATAGTGCAGCACTTGATGAAAGCGAAAAATGCAGTCAAAGTTAAACAGCCAACGAAATATCCCATAAGCGTATCTCCTTGTTTTCAAAGCAGTAATTTTCTTTTTGTAGTATCTTTGCTACCCTCGCCTGCTGGAGAGCGTCTCTCTCGGTCAGCCCCTTGCTCTCATAAGTGGCGACGATGACCTGCCAAATCCCCTTATGGTCGAGCTTGTCGGCACCTGAGAACGGCTCCAAGATGCCGACGGCCTTCTTCGCACCTATCCCGGGGCAACCTTTGTAGCCATCGGTCGTGTCGCCGGTCAGAACCTGGCGGTAGAACCACAGGTCTCCATCCTTGCGATTCACCTTTGTTTTCAACTGCTTGCGCCAGTTGTAGTGCACCCCAGGAATCTGAAGCAGATCTTTGTCTATCGAGCAGATGACGTACTTCGAGGGTTCGAGGGTGGCGTAGATGCCTATGACATCATCCCCCTCTAGGGTGGGTATCTCCACGGTCGGGTAAGCAGTCTTCAGATACTTCTGAATCTCTTGCAAAAGCGCGGGCTTGGCGATGTCCTTCCTGTTGTGCTTGTATGTCGGCAGAACGCCAAAACGAAAGTTGCGGCCGCTGGAGAAGGCTATGAGAGTCTCCGTAGTCTTCGACTCCTTGAGAATTGCGGCCATAAAATCGTCTGCAAGCTCCCGGGCAAGTTGCGGATCCGTCCAGAAAGAATCCCCAGTGTCCCCCCAATCGATATATCCTTCGTTCGACACCGCAGCGGCATACGCAACGATATCTGCATCGATCAATGCAATTCGGGCCATAGTTGTGTCTCCTTAATGTCAAAATAAAAAAGGGACACCGAAGTATCCCTTTGAGTAAAGGTGCGAAAAATGACCGCTTTTTGTTAGTATTTCACGATGACAGGCTTAAAGTACTTCTTCAGAATGCTCTCAACCTCTTCAATCGCTGGTGTGTCGTTCTCATATGCGGTGAGCACGACCTCTTCAGTCGCCCAGAGAATTTCTTCAGCATCCTTTTCACCGTAATTAGCGATTAGGTCTTCCTCGACGATTTCGCTCATGCCTCCCGACGTATATTCACAGTACTCCAAGAGCGTTTCGTGCTCCTCCTTCAGCCGCTCCATAGCTGCAAGCGAGGTGAACTCTGTCGAACAGAACTTGGCTATGCAGGCAGTTGCCACGATATTGAACTCATGTAGCCACACGATTTTCTCAGTGAGACTCTTTGCGTCATAGAACGCTTTAGCTGTGTCAGATAGAACACGCATCTCGTTCGTGATGTTGTACTCCAAATTTGCATGGTGTGCTTTCGTTGCAGTGATGATTCTTCCAATGTTTCCTTCGAGCATAAGGTGATATTCTCCTTTGATTTTTGTTATGAAAGTGACTTTGTGATTATTTTTTGCTGTTGAAGATGATTTTGATGTTGTTATAGCGTCTCAATACGTCATCGGGACGCTTTTGACCCCACGGAAGTGACAATTTGAAGTGCTTTATGTCCTCTGGACGTACTGAATGACGCAACCCTGCGATGAAATTCATACATTTCCCGTTGGGACTCAAGTAAAACTGGTTGTGATAATCGGCCAGGTGGACGAAAGCCTCATCGGAATCAAAAAGCACACCGAGCCTGTCGCTGTGTTTCCTCACGTGGTTCACACATTCTGCAACCTGCATGTTGTCGTAACGGTCCACGATGTGTGAGTTTGCTCTTAACTTTTTCTCCAGGTCTCGCACGCTCGCTGTGTTCTGCTTCTTCAGCCGATCAATCTCCTGCGCGGTAAACCCGCACTCCTTCAGGCACTTCTCCGCCACAGGATTGTTCATTATGTCGTACTGCACGAGGCCGAAAGAGTACCCACTTTTCCCGGTGCGGATGCCGTCAGGGTCGCTAAAGCGGTACAGATAATTCGGATTGCTGTCGAGTTCGTTCGCAAAGAGAGCTTTGCGTGTTGCTTCGAGTATTGTCATGCGCAGTCCCTCACCAAAATCCGTTTCTGAAAGCCCAGCAGAACTGAGCACCGATCCAAGACAATGTCAAAATGACTAGAATTACAGGAATGCCTATGATTCCTCCAACAACCCAAGGGAGCCAGTGAGGTATCGTGATAATGAAATCCATGTTGAAAATCTCCTGTTGAAATAGGACAAGCCCCAAGGTTTCCCTTGAGGCTTGTCCGTGGTATAACTTTAAGCATGAATAAAGTTGGCTTGATGACTATAAAATCATGGTACGAAATCCAAGACGGGCTATCAGAGCCGATTGATGATTTGCTTGAGATGATTGAAGCAGACAAGCTTAATGGGTCTCTTTCCAGTTCTTGCCCATCTTGTACTCCCCGTCCAGAGGACAGCGAAACTTGAAGTATTCTCCTGCCTTCCTAATGGATTCCACAGCGGTTTGACCTACGATTTCAGCAATCTCAGGACGACACTCCGTCTGAATTTCGTCATGAACATTCAGAACGTATTCGTAATCAATTCCGGGAACGTAACAAAGAGAGCGCAATTTAGCATCCATGAGCACCAACGCCTTCTTCATGACGATTGCACCGGCAGACTGCAAAAGCAGGTTGAGAGCACTATGAGCAGACCGCGAAGGCATGAACGCACCGTCAAGCCCTTTGAGTCCACCTGAGGTCTGCACCGCAGCTTGTACAGCCTCAACGAGAGAGCCGAGAGCAGGCATATTCGCAAGAAACTTCTCACGGAGAGCCTTGCCGATTTTTACGAGTCTAGGCTCTGTGTATCCCTTGCCGTCCCCCTCCGTGGCTATCTCGCCCAAAAGGAGGTTGCCCGCCCCATACAAATAGGCATAGATAAAGCGTTTTGCCTGGCTTCGTTTTGACAACCCCGCTGCGTTCTGGTTTGCGGTGTGAATGTCGCCGGTGAGGATGATTTCACCGTACGCCCCGTTGTCATACCTTGCGATATAGTGTGCGAGGTCTCGGAGTTCCAGGCCTGAAGCGTCGGCACCGACCAAAACCCAGCCCGGGCGAGGCTCGAACAGTTCACGGCACTCCTCGCCGTAAGGGGCACCCACAGCGGGAACCTGGGCGAGGTTGGGCTTGGCGTGTGTGCATCTTCGGGAGACAGCCCCGAGAGTGTCTACGCCTCCATGTATTAGCCTTTCAGGTGTTACCAACTTCAACCAAGCGTTATCACCTTCGGCCAGCATCCCGATTCTTTTTTGAATCATCAGGTACTCGCAGAGCAAATTCGCCTCAGGGTAGATGAGTTTCGAGAGGACAGCGTCGTCCACCTTCGGCTTCCCGTTGTCGGTGTACTCCGTGGGTGCCCACCCGTACCTTCTCTTCAGCATCAACGCGATATGGTCTCTTGAGGAAGGATTGAACTCGACCTGCTTAATCTGGGTCAGCTCGCAGCCAGCGAAGTAGCCGAACCGCTTGTTGTTACTCTTCGGGGTGAAGCGCTTCGCCTGAACGAAGAAGGGAGGGAAGACCTCCTGGAGTTGCACCGTGAGTTCAGCCCTTCGTTTGCTTAGTGTTGCGTAGAGGTCGGCAGCCTTTCGCACATTGAAATGAACGCCGTTCTCGTATTGCCTCTGGATTATCCGTGCGAAATCGTGCTCAAGCTCAATGGCCTCCTCGGGTATCCCCTTCGAGAGAACCTTCTCGTAGAGGGCACGTGTAACAGCAACGTCCTGTCGGCAGTAGTCAGACATCTCCTGAGACCACTCGGCCCACGCCTTCTCCTCGTCGTTACCATATTCACCCTTGAGGACTCCGAGCCTATAGCCGAAGGCCTTCAAGCTATAGCGTCCCATGAGCTTGCTTGGGAGCTTCCCCTGAGCGGCGAGCTTCCTGTCAATTTCCCAGATGTCCAGCCATGCTAGCTTGCCCAACAGGAGGGTGTCCCTGATTTTCCCCTTGTACTCTACCCCAAAGACATGGCGCAGAGCCGGGAGGTCGTATTTCAGGATGTTATGTCCTACGAGAAAGGGGTGAGCCATCAAGTGACCCACCCCCTCCTTCACTTCTTCTTTGTCCCACCGGAACCATTCGCCGGTCTCGGTGTCGTAAGCGTGTATGCAGTGGACAACGCTCACAGTGTCCAGAAGCCCGTTGGCCTCAATGTCGAACAATAAAGCCATGGCGAGGCTCCTTTCAGTTAAAAGTCATATTCCTTGGGTAGCAAAGCGTCCTGTACCATCTTGAGTACCTGCGTCCTGACTTGCTTCTTCTCGTCCTCCAGTGCGTTCGCCTTGAAGTCGGCGGCCGTCTTCGCCACGATTTCCATAGCGAAATCAAAGAGCTGCTCCTCGGACATCACGAAGGCCTCAGCCTTGTACTTCGTGTAGCCGCCACGCATGTAATAGCCATTGTCCTCGCGGGACATCTTGAACGAGGCGAACTTGTTCAGGAAGTCGGCGAACGAGTGGCAGAGCTTGTCCTTGATGACATACTCAGGGATTGTCCTATTGCCGATGAACATCCTGTCGTCAATCTCGCAGGTGGCCTGAGCCTTGTACTTGTAAGCCTTTTTCAGCACGTCTTCTCTTTTCATATGTCTCTATCTCCTTTAAAAATCGTCGTTTTGTTGTTGGTTGGATGAAGCTAGACCTTTCTCCCCCGTGTGGGGCAGAAGCCTCCCTGTGGTGTGGTTGTAAATCAGTTCGTCAGCGACACCCACAATGCCAAAAAGACGGTTCTTCAGTATCCTCGCGAGCGAAACATTGGGATTTTCGCCCTGTTGGTCTCTTTCGAGAGCGATGATGTTGTCCGAAAGCTGCTTCAGGGCACCGGAGCCTCTCAGATGGTTCAAGGTCACCCGTCCGCCCTCTTCATGGGCTTTCCCTTCTGTCACTTTGAGGTGGCATATCGCTATGACCCCGACCCCCGTGTTCTCCACGAGGGAGCGCAGAGAGGTCATGAGGTTGTCGATGATTCTCCGTTCGTCCCCATCAGCCATCCCTGAGACGACGATTGAAATGTGATCTAACACGATGAAATCAACCGCGCAGCCCACTGCCAAATACCTTAATTTGCTAATTAAATTGTCCGACTCAAGGGAGCCGAAGTGGTCGTAAAGGTAGAGCCTGTCGCTCCTCAAGATTTTCTCGTAACTTTTTTCCCACTGGTCATCCGTGAGCAGAGACCTGTCGAGGTACAAATCCCCGAGGGACACGTCGTTCTCTATGGCGACGAAGCCCAGAGCCGTCTTCTCGACCGACTCTTCGAGGGCGATGTAGCCAATCTTCAGGGCGTGCCTCGTTTGCAGATGGTGAGCTATTTCTCTTACCAACGTGCTTTTTCCGATGCCGGATCCGGCGGTGCACAGGGTCAGCTCAGCCTTACGGAGACCCTTGAGCATCTTGTTTATCTCCGGGTAGGGCGTGTCATATGCGAATATCTCCTTCTGTGTCTTCAAGGTGTCGAGCGTGAGGTCTGAGGCCGCCATGATTCCATCCGGCCGATAGGGTCTCGCATCCCACAAAGCCCTCACGAGTTCACCGACCTCTCCCACCACGAGCATCTCGTTCGCGTCCTTGCGAGGCAAAGAGACGACCTTGCACTTCCCAGGGGAAAACAACACGGCGCAGTCAGCGGCGGCTTTCTTCCCAGGCTCATCCATATCGAAGCTGAGGATGATTTCCTCGTAGCTTTCGAGAAACTCCAAGTTCTGCTGGAGATACTTCTTCGCCGACGAGGCTCCGTTCGGCACGGAGACGACTTGCCACTTGCCCCCGAGAACCTGGGAGACCGTGAGGCAATCTATCTCCCCCTCGGTGACGATGATGCGCTTACCCTTCTCGCGGAACAGGTGCTGCCCGAACAGCTCAAGTTTCTGCGTGCTGCCTATCCACCGAAAAGCCTTGTCTGGAAATCGAACATGTTGAGCCACCAATACGCCGGCATCGTAGTAATTTGCGACTTGGACGCGTTGTCCTTTGTACTCCCCACCGCCATATCCGTAGCGGCGGCAGGTGTCCTCGCTGATTTTCCTTTTCGAAAGAAACTCGCAAGAGACTGAAATAAACCCATCCATGGTTCTCCTCTCTCCAAATGAAGAAGGGGAACCTTTCGGCTCCCCCGTCTCGTCTATTTGTGGGAAATACTTCTTGCATACGAAGCATGTCCCCGTGTCGTTGTCGTATATCGCTAGTCCGTCCGAACTGCCGCAGGACGGACAAGGCGCATGCCTCAAGAAACGACCTTTCTCCCTCCGAATCATGGTTTGACAAGGGAGTAGGAGGCGTACCGCTTCCCGTTCTCGTCGGTCATCAGGTGGGTAATGATGTCGTGGCCTTCCTGCTTCAGTTTGAAGATGACCGCTCCCAATCTGAACGCTGAGAACAGGCATAGAGCCTTCATCGGGGTTATCGCGCAACCCATTTCGAGGTAATCCAGGATGGCTTGTTTCTGGGTTTTATTCGCTTTCATGATTCTATTTTTTCTTGTCATATCGCTCATGCTCCTTTTCGTTGTTTTCGTGTGATTCCCGGCCGAAAATCATCGGCTTATAGGGTTCGTGGTACCAGCTTTCAGGGATAGACCCCGTGGCGTACTGGAAGCCGTTCTTCACGCACCAGTCGGCATAGCTTGTCTTCGACCCTTTCGAGATTTTCGCCCGGGGGTTCGAGAAGACGAACCGTATGTCGAGGTGCGGGTGTTGCTTCTTGATAAGGACGTGTTTGGCTCTATCAGCTTGGATGAGCCTGCCCTTCGTCTCGCAGATGATGTTGTTCGGAAGGACGAAGTCCGGCGTGTATGACCGGACTTTCGCAGGTTGGACAAACTCTATCTTCATGGTTTCGTAGTTTGCAGGGATACCGTGTGACTCAATCTCACCAGCCACACGGTCTTCCAGGCCCGAACGAAATCCATTTCTTATAGCAAGCTCACGAACGCTCAGCTTGCGGGAGGGTTTTGAGACAGACATTAGAAATCCGAGGAACCCCCTGGGATTTCGCCAGCATGCGAATTGTCAAACGGACAATCTTCAGCCTTGAAACCGCCCTCTTCAGAACCGAAGCCGTAATCGGAAGCGGAACCCCCGCCGCCACTCGAAGTGACCAGTTTGATAATTTGCACCGCGGCAATACGCAGGGTGACACCCGCCTTGTTGAGCCCGCCGGCATAGAAAGATGCGACTTGAGAGTTGATTTTCAAGACGCTCCCGCCGTACAGGCTCGTAGGCTTATCAATGGTCTTCCCCTTCGAGTCGAAGAACCGAATCACATACGGCTTCGCGTTACCGGACTTGTCTTTGATAGTGGCGGCCTGCTTGAACGAGACAATTACGTTCCCAGTCTCGTTGCCTTCATCGTCATATTCGTCCTCGAATGGCTCGAACTTTTCGAGTTTTTTGAGAGCGATCTGCCAGTTCTTCGGCTTCTTGTCGCTGAGGTGAGCCTTTGCGCTATCAAATGCTTCCTGCGCAAGGGTCTCTATCTGTTCGAGCAAGGCTTCGACCGCAGGGTCGGCTTTGTCCATAATCAGAGACACCTTGAAGACTCCTTCCGGGTTGAACTTCGTGTCCGGCTGAATAAGCCACGGGTACGAAGCCCTGCCCGCCGGTGTGGTGATGCGAATGATTTGCTGTTTCTCGTGCTTTTCTGCCATGTTCTCTACTCTCCTTTGTTGATGTAGTTTTTAAGTTTGACCGTTAGGACGGCTTCCTTGTTCACCGTGATGCCCTGCCCGCCCAGCCGCCGATAGACCTCAGAGTCCATCTCGGCCTTAATCCACCATGGTGTCTGCTTCTTTCTCGATTTTTTCTGCGTCGAGGTTCCTCGCATACCTTCTCCTTTCCGCTTCGTTCTGAAGCGCAATGAAATCTTCGAGGCACGTCTCGGGGTCATAACTCTCGGCCCGAAGCCCCAAAAACATGTCGATATCGATGTCTCCTTGCTGTGTGAACTGGCGGTAAGCCCGCCAAAAGGTGATTGTCTGTGCGTCAATCATGGGTTTTTCTCCTTCTGAATGTTTAATTTTTTAAAGGTTTATTACGGTTCCGTAACACTCTAGGCAAAGAAATACCTAGAGTGCTTTACTTGCTCTAAGTCCAAGTCTCCTTTCTCCGGCGCGGGCGGTATCTCTGCCGCCAAGTCCGGGGGTAATTGCGCAATCAACTGCTGCCTAAAATCTTCGAGGATATCTCTCTCGTAGAGCTTGATGAACTGCTCACGAAGGGTCGTGTTGAGTATGTCTATGTGATTGGGGTGCACGCTGTAAGAATCATGCACAAAGCCGAAATCAGTGATGCCCTGGTCGACGAGGGCGTTCACGGTCATACACATGTGACTCGCATCCAAACTGTGAATGACGTTCGGAGCCAACGCATTTATCATCTTCTGCTTGTTGACCTTGCCAGTCTCGACGTTGAAGCCGAGGTCGTGGGTCTCCTGCTTCTTTTTGCCGTTGAGGTCTACCTTCATGCTGCCCCAAAATGTCTTGATTCGCTTGAGTTCTTGCTTTTTATAGAGTTGTCTCGCCCGGAATCCGATGGGTGTCGTCCAGTAAATTGGCACCGGTACTGGACACTTCATTATCTTGCCGTCCTCATCCTCAAGCTCAACGACTTTCACATGCTTCACGAGCACCGAGGCACACTGTCTGAACCACTCCAAGGCCTCCTTGGCGGCGATAACTGTGTCGCCGATGACGACCCACATCACATTCGCCAGGTACGCCGCAGGTTTGTAGTTACCGTTGCAGTCGAGGTAGCTGTCTTCGTCGTTCAACTTGTTCGCTGTATCCCGCTTTTTCAGCTCATCCATCAACTGGTCTGTCATGCCGTAAGCCGTGACCCCGTAACCGTAGGTCATACAATTCGGTTTTGCGATACTTCTGTCCACCTTGCCGTCGTCCCAAAGCTGAGCCATTTCGTTCCCTTCAGCTGCGTCCTGAGCCACTTTTTCAGCCGCCTTCTTCGCAACCGTCGAGTAGATATCGGCGGGTTTGTCAGCAGGTATCAGGTTCGTCTCGGCCCCGCCCGCAGGGTCACGAAGTAGTGCGGAAAAGTGCTGAAGTCCGTTGCAGCTGCCGTCCATGCCGACATTGACATGACAAAGGCTCGTAGGGTCTTTCCTGTGGTCGTTCAATGCGAAACATGCGGCGAGGAACTGGAACGGGTCGTCCTTGGTCTTTGCCCAGAACCTTTCGCCGTCCAGTGGGTTTTCCGCAGAGTCAATGATTTCAGACATGTGCTCATCTACCCACGCCACCCTGTCTTCGAACGACACCTTGTCTACACCGTAGCAATTCGCAGCGTGAACTTTCAGCCACCACAGCCCACGCTCGGTCAAAGGCTGACCATTTTTCAGCTCTATCAGACCTTTCCCGCGGTCGTCAGACTGAGGATTCACAAACTGCTGTACGGGGTACAAACGCCCGCGCCAATCCGCACACCAGACGAAGTAAATCTCCTCCTCGTCGTACATTTTCTCAGTGACCAGCTTTTTCAGTAGGAGGTTCGACCGCAGGCTCTCATTCAGCACGTTCTGCTTATGAACCTCGTTTACCGCCTTTTTCCAGGTGCGAATCTTCTTGTAGTTCTCCGAAGGCCACCCCTCTGCTTTCCACCGGTCGTGCTCCTCGTCAGAGCTCCAGGGCTTCGGAGGCTCCGGGAGGTCATCTTTTGGGGGGAGTCCGGCGATAGCGTTGCCAGAATGGTAGAGTTCGAACATTACGTCATAAATCCGCTTGTTGATCCGCCAAGGGACTGCTTGTATGAAATTCAACGCTGAGACGAACTCGGGCATCTTGTGGTCATGCAGCTCAGCAAGGGCCTTTTTATCTCGGGTCTTTATAAGTTGATGACGCAACGTGGCGACATTACTCAGGAACCCACCTTCATAAAAGGAGATCCAGTCAGGGGGAGGGATAATCATCGGTAGATGAAGTGGTTCCAGCAGCTCTCCTTTTGAGTCAATCCTATTCACCTTCTCACGTACTTTCTGCGTCCCCCTCAAGAGCAGCGTGCCCTGCCCTGCACCTTTCCTCCCGCTCGACTGCGTCAGCTCAACAAGGCTAGTAGAGGTAATGAACAGTTCGATGAGCTTCTTTCCAGCGTTAAACTTCGGGCTGTCTATGCCGTCTCCCCCAGGTATCACGGTGTCAGGAAGCTTGGCGACGTTCCTCTTGATCCAACCTAGAGCTCTTCTACGATGTTTGATGCTCTTGGTCTTATTCGCCTTTTCGTACTCCATGAGACGGTTGACATACTTCTCACCCTTCGCCTGGGCCGCTTTGTAGAGTTCCTCTTCGTGGGCTTTGAACTTGTTGTATTCATGGTTATCGAGAATCCTGTCCATGATTGACAAGGCGACTCGCTGGATCGGCTCCTGCGTCTTGATAGCTTCGATGCACCGCTGGGCGGTCAGGAACGCCATAGCCTCAAGGTTGAACTGAATGAGCGTCCTCCGGGTGTCCTGCAATCGTCCTCCGCCTCTGGCCGGCATGAGGAACTCCCGTAAGGCTTTCACCATCGGCGGTATTGCTAACGCCATCAAGGCAATCCCTGGTAGGAGCGCAGAGAGCGGGCGAGGCTTGCCCTTCTTGTCCAGTGCCTGCTTTCTATATCGATCGATGCCGAGCTGCACGTATTCTTGTTCGAGTTCCAGTTGTCGCTTTATCTTGTCTTCAGTAATCATGCGGTTATCTCCTTTGCGAATGATTTAATTCTTTTAAAGTTTCATAACGGTTCCGTAACATTGCGGACAAACGAAGACGGCCGAGAGAACCTTTCGGCCATCCCGGTCTGGAGAACCATACATGCGTAGGTAAGTCCCTACATGTTATTTCCTGTGTAATGCTTGTGCTACAAGGCTTTGCTGCGTTTTTGCTAAGGGATTTCGCTACGAGGACTGCACGGAAGGTAGGACTTGAGGTATTACCTAGGGGTTATACTCAGGGTATCTACTCTTTCTTCAATCCTGGACAAAAGACCTTTTTCTCGACTTATTCTCTCTGGATTGTCATCACGTGGTCTCCTTTCTGGTGTTAAACATTGTGTGTCTCTCAAGGTGTAAACAGTTTATCGGACACAAGATGAAAAATTCAATATGTGTATTTCTTAAACTTTTTGTCAACACTTGTAAGAATTTCGATGTGTTATGACACCAAAAGTGGGGCTACGTGTAGATACAACAAGGGTTTACAGTGAGGGAAATGAGGAATTGACGGAAGGGGAACTCGTGGCGGGTTTAAAATAAATAATATTTGGCAGAGCGTTCTTTTTGCTTGACTTTATGACTGTTCCTTGAGCTAGGTCAGAGAGGAGGGGGTAAAGGGGTGGAGGAGGGCTTTAATAAAAGTCCCCACAAAAAGTCCCTACAAGGACCGAAAATAAGGCACAAAAAAGCCCCCCAAGGAAACCCTCAGGAGGCTTATTTTGTTCTTCTAAATCAATTAGTTAAAGTCTGGTGCCCGGGACCGGGGTCGAACCGGTACAATGCTAAGCATCGAGGGATTTTAAGTCCCTTGCGTCTACCAATTCCGCCACCCGGGCGGGAAATGAACCATTATGTCAAATCTGAGAATGAAAGAGTCGTCATTGCT